CGTGACTACGGAGTTCTGAATTGCTTTTCCAGTCGTTCCGTCAAAGCGGGCGACAGCGTTATCCGTAGAAGAAGCGGGACCAAAAATATCCCCAGAAGTGGCTTCTACCACGTTCGTGCCGTTGTTAAACACAAACATCGACTTACCAGCGGGAACTGCAATGCCTGTACCTGACGTGTTTTTAACTGTGACTGCGTCTGCTAATCCGTTATTAATGAGGTACAGTTTTTCAATTTGGCAGCCTGAGCCTAGAATAAGATTCCTTGCCCCGCCAGAAGTTCCTGTTAGGTTTAACCGCAGATTGCGGGCGGTTTGTGCTGCATTGGTGTTTGTAAGGGTAAGAGTAACGTCTGAACCTGAAAAAGAGACGTCTGCCGAGCCTGTAATGGCTTCTCCAAGGGCAATTGAAAGATTATTATTGGTTGTGGTACCCCAAGTACCAGTTTGCTCGCCTGTGCCGATTAGTTCAACTTTAAGATCACTATAAGTCGATGCCATATTCTATCCTTTATGCCGCTATTTCAACCCAGTTCGGGTTCTGTGTGTCAATAATATCAGTCCAAGTGGAAGTTTGTCCATCGTTAATGGGCGTCCAATTAGGCGTCTGACTGTCATCAATTGAGATCCAGAAAGACACTTGTCCAACCTGTCCTGTTGCCTGTACTCCTACTAAATATACGACCGCAGTTCCTGTAATAACTACACTTCCAACACTTCCAGTCGCCTGAAGTCCCGTTACTGGAACCATGGCTCCTGCGGTTACGCTAACACTTCCTACGAACCCCGTAGCACTAATTCCTACAACGTTTACAACTGATCCGCCTTGAACCGCTACAGAACCAATCTGTCCAGCCCCAGAAACGCCAATTGGGTATATGTTGGCGTCTGCATTAACCGTAACACTACCAACGCTTCCTGTCGCTTGTAAACCCGTTACAGGGACATTTGCCGCTGCCTCTACTGAGACCGTCCCTTCAAAAACCGTTCCCGCTACGCCAGTGACATTAACATTGGCATTGGCTTGAACAACAACCGATCCTACAAATCCTGTAGCCTGTAAACCAGTAACATTTATGTTAGCGGTTCCTGTAGCTGTAGCGGAGCCTATTTCTCCCGTACCAGAAACACCTGTTGGGTTAACGACTGCTCCCGCTTGAACGGTTACCGAACCAATAAATCCTGTAGCCTCTAATCCCGTTACGGGGACGTTTGCTCCAGCATTGACGGTGGCAGTTCCTACTTCTCCCGTACCACTAACGCCCGTAACAGACGCTACAGCCGATCCTGTTACTGTGACAGAACCTATTTCTCCAATGCTAGAAACGCCCGTAACACTAACTACGGCACTTCCAGTAACCGCTACACTTCCGATACTGCCTGTCGCACTAAGTCCAACAACTGGGACATTTGCACCCGCATTGACGGTAACGCTACCAACGCTTCCTGTGGCTGAAATGCCTGTAACATTAACATTGGCGTTTGCGTTAACCGTTACTGAACCAACGGATCCAGTAGCAGATAGGGAAACATTACCCTCACCCCAGGCGGCAACACCCCAGCCTTGGCTTCCAAAACCTCCTAGGGCAATTGATACATCAGACACACCGTATTATCCTCAAGCGATGCGGATAATTGCTGCGGTCGCTGTTGCTGCTGGGAAAACAATCGTAAAGGTTCCTGCGGTTGAAGTCTTTGCTCCGCCAAAATCTAGAACGGCTACGGCTGGATTACCTGTTGCGGTGTCGTTATAAATTAAAGCGCCAAATGCTGTAATAGTCGCAGTGGTAAACGAAATGTCTGCAAAGTCAGTAAACGCAGTCGTTCCAGAAGACGTTGGAGTGACTTTAGTTAAAGTACCTCCGCCAGCCGTATAAGAACCTGAAGCCGCTACTTCGTTGGTTGTTGTATAAGCTGTAGTCGCCGCAGTAAAGGACGCTGAGTTGTTATACAAAGCCAGTTTAAAAGTCTGACCAGAGCCAGTTGAAAAATTATGCACACCCTGTAAGATTTGCACCTTAAAAGAGGTTGGCATGAAATTGCCTGTAAAAGCCATTTAAGTTCTCCTTAACAAATTGGCAGCCTCAATTTCACCGCCCTGTAAACAAATTTGAATGCAATTAGCCCTTTCGGACTGTTTTGCACGCACCAAATATTCAGAAATTATACGCTGTAATGCACCTCTGAAATACTTTGCTTGCTCCCGAATTTCGGGCGGGGCGGTCTCAGAAACGCCAATGATTCTATTAACACACAATTCGGTCAAATCTTCAATAGGAAGACCACCATAATCGCTTGTTTTTACAATGGGGCTAATAATTTCGCCTGTCTTAATTTGAAACATTTATGTCCTTATCGCTTCTGGGGGGTTGTACTCTACCTCGTCTTTTATCGTATCTTTAATTTCAGAGTATTTTTTAGCCACAAATTTTTCATTTTCCAACCCTACGACTAATGGATCACTAAGACGGTGATATCCGTAGAGCTTACTAATGGTGGGTTCGTTTGTATCTAACAAGGAAGATCCTTGGGCAATACCAACTTTAATGCCTCGTTCCATTGCTTTTGCCAGTAAAAACTCACAGCAGGCTCTACCCGCTTCGGCAAAATGAACAACTTTTTTATACGAGAAATCAATCCCATACAGATGAATTTGAGAGACTTTAGCGGCAATGGCGTATCCAATTGCAAAGGCTACGGTGTTATTAAAGTATCCAGTCCCACAGGCGTTCATGACTTCTTCTAAGGGATACTCGACTAAACCAGGACAACGGGCATCTAATTCACAGGTATAAATTGGACCAGTGTGTTTTTCTAAGACTGATCGCATAATCCCTGTTTGGCTGCCTGCGTCATCGGAATCTAAGAATCGACTGGCTGGATCCATCATAAAGACTCGGTCGTGGTAAATAACGCCCGCCATCGCATTAATTGCCCATACCTCGTCAATTGGTTGGGAATGGGTTTTAGCCAAAATAAACTGACTATGAGACTTCCCCATAGCCACAATGGCAATATTCTTTCCTGAGAGATCTGGAATCATCGGACTGGATACCTTACTTGTCCACTTCTGTAAGCGTCTTGACGCTCCTTCGCATCGCCTAATTGTTTTAAATCTGCCATGGCTGCGTCATAGCGGGCTTTATACATATTCATGGTATCAGCGTCTGTCTTCATAAAATTTGCCGCTTCCACTAACGCACCGTATAACAGTACAGAGTCAAAATTGTCGCCAAGCCAAGATGTATTGGCAGTAGTAATAGATGGTGGGTAGTAAAAATAATGCAACTCCACAGCGTAATTGGCATCGGGCGTAGGTCCTAAAATAAAGGTGTTGTCATCAAAAATAGCGTAATACTGAGGTTCTCCGTAAAACGCTGCGTCCGTGTCTGGGTAGGCTTCACGGATAAAGTTAACATCTTTGTTAAGTAGGTAGTGATACTCATTCGCCGCATTAATCACCGCAAGACTGAAGGTCGCCAACCAATCCGCTGGGGTAGCTAGATACTTATTGCCTGAAGTCGTATTCCCTGTCATATTTTTACGAAAGGCAGGAAGTTGAACAGTGTTATAAACACGCTGTTCAGCGAGTTGAACAAATCGTGCAATCTGTTCAGCAGACGTAAACGACCCGACAGTCGCTGGGAAGTCGTTCTCTGCGAACCCTTTAATTGCAGAAGTTAACTGCGTATAGTTCATCCCATCTTCCCGCTAGACATTCTGCCTTTAGTTGCCGCACCAGCACCACGCATTTCAATCTTTCCATAAGGATTTACGGGTTTACCATTACCTTTACTAATGCCATCAACAGAAATGTTCATTGTTTTCATTTCTTCGGCACCCGTCATTCCCTTAGATGTAAGCCCTTTGGCGGAGATTGTTTTGCCTTTCATGGTATGAGGAGGAGCGTAGACTTGTGCGTCTCCGACCTCTTTACCCATTACCTTTTTAGAGTATTTAGCCATTATCGACCCCTTCCCGCTTTACGCATCATCTGGTTCTTGACCTTGGCTAAATTGCGTCCCATTTTTTTCATATCCATTTGATCTTTGCCACCCATTTTAGGTTTGGCTTTTAGACCCATGACTTTAGGACCGCTATTTCCTAAATTCTCACCTTCGGTTTTGCCTTTTTTGGCGATACCATCTGCATCTTTCTTAAACATAATTACTCCTAAGTTGTTGTTACGGTTACGCTGCCTACTTGTCCTTGTGGTGCTAGATTATTGGGAGTTAACCCGTCATCTCTAGAGCCTCCTACAGGGTTCCAGCCCCACTGAAATATTCTACTACCGCCTTCTGGATAGCCAACACCTTGTAACGTATTGTCGTTGCTATCGTTTATTTGAAGCCCGCTACTACCAGATACCTGATAGCTTACATCAGGACGTGGTTCCCGTACAGCCTGTGGGTCATCGACAGGATACATACCTAACGACAATTGTGGCTGATCAGGCTCCCAACATTCTGGGCAAACCTTAATGTTTTTTTGCGACTGTTTAACTGTTAGTTTTTTTAGTTCCTTTAGTTTGTATCGTTGTCCACAGCGGTCGCATTCGGCAATTGCAAACTTACCAGAAGCAAAGCGATTAGGCATAGAAAGTGTTCCTTGGCACGAATCGAACAGGTGCCTTTTCTCTATCTTCTGTAGAAGCAATAAGCCATTGTTCTTCGTATTCTTGTTTTAAAAACTGAAGTCTTGCCTGTCCGTCAGGAAGTTTCTGAGCCAAATAAAAGGCAAGTCCAGCCACCATACAAGGTAATAGACGGAATGGAATATCGGGTTCTATCGTACCGTTTGAACCAGCGTCCTGTACTCTGCGGAGTCTCCAATAAACAAATGTATAGGGTCCTCCGCCTGCGTCAGGCGTGGGCCATACATTAATACATGGAAGATTTTCTACAGTAACAGCGGCTCCAGAAGTATGGGAAGTCGCAGTGGTTCCACTTTGACCACGGTAACAATTGATTAGGTTGTTTCCAGAAGTATTTGGATATCCAATAACTTCGTTGCCAATTTTAATAAACCCTGCATTTGTTAATAAACTGGCGTTCGATACTGGAATGGTCGTAATTTCGTTTGAAATATTACCCGCTAAGGTAACGGTTGATGGGTTAGATTGACCTGATTGACGGTTAAACCACACCTGAATAGGACGCCCATTCGTTAATTTATTTGGGATGGAAGAATAAGTGGACTCCGAAATACGACTGATATTGATGTCAATCTGGGTGCTTTGAACACCATTGTTTTGACGAATTACATGATCTAATAAGTCAATTGTATTCGATGGAATAGGATAAATAGCCTGCCCAGTCACTAATGGAATCTGACCTTGCTCAATTGTCCATAGGTTAATTCCACGATTTGCCCACTCAATTGTCAAAAGATTTAAAGAACGGCGAGCAGTACGCATATCGTAGCCTGTACGAAGCTCCGTACCGCAACGCTCAAATGCCTCTTCAATGAGGTTATTGAGGTCTAAATTAAAGGTTGTCGTTCCTGACGTTGTCATTGAGTAGTGCTTTCAGTCTAGCAATTTCTGCATCTCGTTCATCTAATTTTCGCATGAGTCCTGCGTTCATTTCTGCCCACAAAACGATTTCTTTCATGCGTTCTTTATGATCTTCAAACATAACTTTAAAGAGACGATCTGATACTTCCATCTGTCGCTCAATAAAGTCTTTCATTACTTAACCTTTCGATACGGTTTTACTTTTTGCTTTACCTTTTGCGGCTGCGGCACGAATTGCTGCCCCCGTGCTTTTCCTGCCCGTTTTGCCCGTGTTGTTGCTGCGTACTCTTGGGGACTTAGGGCTTGGATTGCTTTTTTTGGTAAGTACCGCTCCCCTGTTTCGGACGACTTTTTCCCCGACTTGGTCGTCCACTTCTGTTCGCCCCAAGCCTTTAGGCTGCGCTGGGATTTTGCCAAAGCCATTAAATAATCTCCAGAACCAGTTCACTTCTTCTTTAGCTTCGACAAAGTCTGAGCTAACCTCGCACGTTGTCCCATCTTACCTGGCTTTTTAGCTGCCGCCTCAAGTTTCTTAGTTGGTATCTTTTCGCCAGCTTTTACACCTAATGATTTACGTAGAGCGCCTGGCTTTTTAATTGCCTCTTGGATAAATTTCTTTGCTGATCCGCCTTTTTTAAAGCCTTCTACGCCTCGTCCTTTAAGTACGTCAGCACGAGTAACTTTACCGTCTTTATTTAAATCTGGAAAATCAGCCACGATAACCTCCACCTTTCGCTTTATATTGTTTAGCTAACAACTGCGCTTTCCTAGCCGACCATTGACCTGCCGCCGTACCATGCGTGGCAGACGCTTTAATCTTTTCAAATAAAGCCTTACGCATACTAGGTTTCGTATAGTTACCAGCTTTATTAACCGTACCACCCTCTTTGTATTCCGTAAAAGTATGGCTATCTTTCCGTAACTTTTTTCTGCCAGACGGCATTTTAGTTGAAAGAATGGCTCCCATACCCCTACTTGGTCTCATATCTTTGTCTTTCCACGGATGGCGATTCCATCTGCCCGCTTTGAGGCAGTGGAAACGTTTCCACCTTTTTTCATACCTTTTGGTCTAATACCTCTAGTTGTTTCACGCTGTACTTCATCGTCTGCTTCATCTCTAGCTTTTATTATCTTTTCATTCATTTCGCCAACTGGCATCTTCATATTTGCCCAGTTTTTGTCATATACGGCTTGAGCAGCTCTTGAGCCAATTTTGGTTTTTGCACCATAACTTGGTCTGCCATCGCTGGTTTTTACATCACCACCGTCTTGATATTTTTTTGCAGATCCGCCCTTTTTAAATCCCATGGCTTTTTTAATTTTACGGATTGGACCCATAATCATTTCCCGATCCTGTAAATTTTCTTCACGAGCGATTTCGTCTACTAACTCTTGAGGAAGTTTATCCTTTGGAGCTTTAGACGATTTCTCAATCTGAATATCTACTTTGCGAACATCAGCCTGATTAGCCATTAGCAGTACCCGCCTGATTTCATCTTAATCATAGTGCCTTTAGATTTGCCTTTCATGGCACATCCATCGGCTTTAGAAAGCTGACCGCCCTTAGCCATGCCGCCTTTTTTCATGCTGTGCATCTTCTTCTCGTGAGCCTTTACTTCTGCCTTAGCAACTTTTTTCATCATTGGCTTATCTTTAGCAATATCAGAATGCACTTTACCGCCTTTTTTCATGCCCATTTCCTCTTTATAAGATGTAGGAACTCTCATCCGTGCAGCAAGTTCTTTTGCTCCACGAACAACAGGCATTGATTCTGCTGCTTCTCTTGCGGCTGCAATACTTTTGCGCCCAGACTCTCGAATATTAGAACGCAGTTCATCTAAATCGCTTTTAGGACGCCGCATCAAACTCTCCATAAAACGTTCTTTAGCAGTTAAACCACCTTCTTCAAATTTACGAACCTTTTTCATTTCGCCACCCTTTCTAAATTTTTTGCCTTTGTCGGCAGTTAAAAATTCCTCACCGACAGAGCGAGGCACTCCTACTTTTTTGGCAAACTTAGGGTTATTAGCCACAGCCGCCATGAAATTGTGTTGTTTTTTAGATACGCTTGGCATTATTTCTGTCCCCAGTATCCAGCTACAAAACCAACGACACCCGTGATAAAGCTGACAAAACCGCCAATCGCTAGTAGCGTCTTCCACCCACCCTTAGCTTCAGATAATG